GCGCGTGTATCGCTACAGGGGGCCGCAGCAAGGGCACCGCAATGAGCGAAAGCGCCTTCACCTCCGTCAGTCGCGAGATCTTCAAGCTCAGCTACCAGATCAGCCCCATCATCCTGACCGGGCGCAGCAGGATCACGGAGTTCATCCCGGGCGGCATGCTGCCGATCATCGCCATCACGGAGTCGATCAACTTCGTGCGCGGGATCCTCAGCGGCGGCGGCGACAACCTCGATCTGAATGACTTCTTCGCCCACTTCGAGCCGCTGCCCAGCAGCACGCTGATCTCGAACCGCGTCGGCGACTACCCGTTCGCCAACCAGCGCGTGGCGGCGAATGCCATCATCTCGGATCCGCTGAACGTCTCGCTGCGCATGGTATGCCCGGCTCGGGGGCCGGGCTCGATGCTCACGAAGCTGGCCACCATGTCGGCGCTGCGCGCCACGCTGAACCTGCACAGCACCACCGGCGGCACCTACATCGTGGCGACCCCGGCGTTCATCTACCTCAACTGCCTGCTCACCGATCTGCGCGACGTCACCATGAACACCGGCCGCCAGGTCCAGGCCGAATACCAGCTCGACTTCACCAAGCCGCTGATCACCGAGGACGAGGCGTTCGGCGCGCTCAACGCCCAGATGTCGGCGATCGCCGCAGGCGTGCAGACCGGCGGCGGGTCGGTGGGCGCCGGGCTCAGCGTGGGCCAGCCGCTCACCGGCGCGGCGGCGCTGCTGCAGGCGGCGGCGCGCAACCTGGTGGGCGCCGGGCTGCAGCCTGGCGTGGGCCCGGGCCCGCTGCCGTATGCCGACTTCGTGGGGGGGATCCTGTGACCACGGCCCTCGTCGACTTCGCCCCCAGCCCCTCCGGGCCGTTCCAGTTCCGCGCCGTGCTGGACGGCGAATCCTACAACGTGGTGGTCACCTGGAACCTCTTCGGCCAGCGCTGGTATGTGAACATCTACACCGTCGATTCGATCCTGCTGCTGGCCACCGCCATGGTGGGATCCCCGCTGGACCGCGATATCAGCCTGACGGCCAACTACACGACCACAAAGCTGGTGTGGCGCCCGGCGCGGCGCCAGTTCGAGGTGATCGACCCATGAGGGCGGCGCCGTGCGGTACTACCTGATCAACATCCGCCGCCCCGCGCGCCCGGCCGCAGGCGGCCGCCCGGCCGCCCCTGCCGCCCTGCTGCGCACCTACCGCACCCAGGACGAGCTCTCCCAGATCTTGCCCAACGCGCTCGACGTCGACTTCGACATTCCGGTGACCGACTTCGCAACCCCCATGGGCGGCGGGCATGTGCGCGTCTACGGCATCGACCTCGGCACGCTGGCGCAGGCGAGCGACTTCAACCTGATGGAGATCGAGGTATTCGGCGGCATGCAGCGCGGCCTGCCGCTGGCGAAGCCGGAACAGGCCGGGCTGCTGATCGCCGGCACCATCCAGCAGGCGTTCGGCAATTGGGTGGGCACCGATATGACGCTCGACCTGATCTACACCGCGGGCAACACCCAGCCCGAGACGCCGACCAACCTCACGATCGACTGGCGCGCCGGGCAGCTGCTGGCCGATGCCATTCGCGCCACGCTGCGCGCCGCCTTCCCCGACTACACCGCCACTATCAACATCAGCCCGCGCCTGGTGCTGGCGCACGACCAGCCCGGCTTCTACGGCACCCCGTTCCAGTTCGCGCGCTATGTCCGCGACATCAGCCGCAGCATCATCCGCGACCCAGGATACCCCGGCGTGCGGATCCTGCTGCGCGACCGGCAATTCGTCATCCAGGACGCAACCACCCGCACCACGCCGATCCAGGTCGAGTTCAACGACCTGGTGGGGCAGATCACCTGGCTGTCAGCCAACACCTTGTCGGTGACCACGGTGATGCGCGCCGACCTGCAGACCGGCGACTTCATCCGGCTGCCGGCGCAGCTGCAGCTGCTGCAAACCCTGACCACGCCGCAATCGCAGTCGCAGGCGCGCGCGCGGGATCCCTTTGCCGGCGTCTTCCAGATCAACAATGCCAGGCACACCGGGCGATACCGCGGGTCGGGCGGCCTGTCGTGGGTGACCACCTTCCAGGTATCGGGGCCGATTCCAAATGTCTGATGCCTTCATCAAGAAGCCGCTGGGGCAAAGCCTCAACGACCTCAGCACGAAGCGCGCCGAGGACGCGATCCAGCTGCTGGGCAAGGCGCTGCCGGCGTCGATCGTGACCGTCAACAAGGCCGGCACCATCGTGACCGTGAAGTTCGAGCTGGGGGCGATTCCCTTCACCCTGCCGCGGGTGCGCATGCCGGTGCTCACCACCGAGTATTTCCGGGCGCCGCTGCAGGTGGGCTGCCGCGGCTTTGTGATCCCAGCCGATGCCTACCTGGGCGGGGTCTCGGGGCTGGGCGGCGGCACGGCCACCCTGGCGCGGCAGAGCAACCTGGGCGCCCTGGTGTTCGCGCCGATCGGCAACATGGACTTTCAGGACGTCGACGGCAGCGTCGCCACGGTCTATGGGCCCAACGGGGTCACCCTGCGCACCCAGAACAGCGCGGTGCGGCTGTTGCTGACCCCTTCCGGGGTCACCATCATCGTGCCGGGCGGCCAGGTGGCCGTGACTCCCTCGGGAGTGGCGGTGACAAACTTGACCGTAACGGTCACCGGCGGCGATGTAGTGGCCGACGGCATCAGCCTGAAAACCCATCGCCACGGCGGCGTCCAGGTCGGTGGCGGCAATACGGGAGTGCCCATCGCGTGAGGACCTATGGCCGGCTGCCCCCGGACGAGACCGGCTACCGCCAGTGGGTCGAGGTGCAAACCCAGGCCGACGGCGCCAACGACTACGTCTACATCACGACCCTGACGCAATGCCTGCAGCTGATCCTGGGCGAGTCCCCGTTCTTCGCCAACTACGGCATCCCGGCCGAGATCTCGGTGATCCAGCAGATTTTCCCTGACTTCTACGTCACCCAGACCCAGCAGCAGTTTGCCCCCTTCTTCGCCTCGCTGATCATCACCAAAATGCCCGAGCCGACGCCCACCTACCTGGTGAACATCGTCACCAACTACGGCACCCGGGTGCAGCAGGAGATCCCGACATGAGCGACACCTTTCCGGTGGTGATGACCTCCGCCGGGCTGCAGCCGACCTCGCCGATCGCGATCCGCCAGGCGCTGGTCGACAGCGTGGCGGCGACGAATCCCGGCTACACCGCCAACCTGCCGGGCTCGCTGATCGAGGACATCGCCAGCACCGATGTGGCGGCGATCGCGCTGGCCGATGCCGCGCGCGTCGAGCTGGTCAACAGCCTCACTCCCCGGGGCGCCAACGACTTCCTGCTGCGGCAGCTCGGGAACATCTACGGCGTGCCGCTGGGGCGCGACAGCACCACCAGCGTGCTGGTGGTGTTCAGCGGGTCGATCGGCTTCGTCATCTCGGCCGGCTTCACGGTCAGCGACGGCACCTACCAGTATGTGGTGCAGACCGGCGGCGTCATCAGCGCCGACGGCAACTCGGGCGAGATCTACGCGCTGGCCACCGAACAGGGCAGCTGGGCTGTGCCGGAAGATACGGTCACCCAGCTGGTGACCTCGGTGCCCGATGGCGTCACGCTGGCGGTCACCAACCCGGATCCCGGGCTGCCCGGCACCGGGGCGCAGACCGCCGAGCAGTACAGGGCACAGGTGCTGCAGGCCGGCCTGGCGGTGAGCCAGGGCATGCCCAGCGCCCTGCGCACCGCCCTGCAGGCCGTGCCGGGCGTGCAGGCGCGCCTTGTGTCGGTGCGGCAGAAGGCCGACGGCTGGGAAGTCATCTGCGGCGGCGGCGACCCCTACCAGGTGGCATATGCCATCTTCATCGCCCTGTTCGATATCGCATCGCTGGTCGGCAGCACGATCGCGGTCACGAACATCACCCAGGCGAACCCCGGCGTGGTCACCACCGATCTGAACCACGGCTACGAGACCGGCGACGAGGTAGAGCTGAACGACGTAGTGGGCATGACCGCGGTGAACGGCAACACCTACACGGTCACGGTGATCAACGAAAAAACCTTTTCGCTTGGCGTCAATACTGGCGGATACGGCGCCTACATCAGCGGCGGGGTCTGCACTCCGAACGATCGCAACGAAGTCGTCAGCCTCTACGACTTCCCCGACTCCTACCAGGTGCGCTTCGTGCGGCCGCCGCAGCAGGTGGTCGATATTGCGGTGACCTGGAACACCACCAGCACGAACCTGGTGCCGCCCGCGGCCGTGGCGCAGCTCGGATCGCCGGCCCTGGTCAACTACGTGATGGGCATCGCTGTCGGCCAGCCGATGAACCTTTTCGAGATGCAAGCGGTCTTCCAGGAGGCGGTGGCGTCGCTGGTGCCCCCGGCCCAGCTGACCCGCATGGTTTTCACCGTGTCGATCAACGGCATCGGCACGCCGCCCAGCTCGGGCACCGGCATCATCGCCGGCGACCCGGAGAGCTATTTCTTCACCGACTCAACGCACATCGACATCACCCAGGGGTGACGGCACGCGCGCCGACCTGCGGAAACCCTATGCAGTCGTGCCGCTCCCGGTATATGGGGGGCGTGAAGCTTCGCGGGAGATAGCGGCGTGCCCATCATCCTGTTTGCGAACAACGCGACCTCGACCCTGGCCGGGTCGATCAGCAACGTGGCCACCACCTGCCTTCTTGCCCCGGGCAGCGGCGCGCTCTTCCCCAGCCCGTCGGGGGGCAACTTCTTCAAGCTGACGTTTTCCGATGCCGCCACAGGGCTGCTGAAGGAGATCGTGCACTGCACCGCCCGCTCGGCCGATACCCTCACCATCGTGCGCGCGCAGGAAGGCACCACGGCCCTGGCGTGGACCGCGGGCGATATCGCCGCGAACCTGCTGACCGCCGGCACGATGGAAGGGTTCCCGCAGGACGACGACAACCCCGGCCGCCTGCTTGGTGTGCTGGTTGTCACCGCCAGCGGGGCGGTCAGCCTGCCGGCCGGAACCAACTCGATCATCGTCGAAGGCGTGGGCGGCGGCGGCGGCGGCGGCGCGGCCGACGTCACGGCAGCGGGCGAATTCTCCCCGGGATCAGGCGGCGGTGGTGGCGCCTGGGGCAAGGTTCGCATAGCGACCGGCCTCACGTCGCTGGTGGCGACCATTGGCGCTGCCGGAACCGGCGGCGTGATCGGCGTGAACAGCGGCATCGGCGTGGCTGGAGGCAACACCTCGCTGATCGGCACTTTCGGTTCCCTCCTGTTCCCGGGCGGATCGGGCGGGATCGGCAGCACACCGCCATTCGTCCCGCCGGCAGCGGTCGGCGGCGGTGCACCAGGCGCGCTCGCCACGCAGTCTGGCGGCACACCGATGTATCTCTGCTCAGGTGATGCCGGCGGTCTCGGACAGGGCCTCTCGCCCACCAACGGATTCTCCGGGGTGGGGGGCAATTCGCCCCTTGGTTCGGGCGGCGGCGAAGCCGGATCATCGTCGGATGGCGCCAATGCAACCGGCTACGGGGCCGGTGGCGGTGGCGCACTGAACGTCGAGAGTCAGGGGACCTCTCGCGTCGGTGGCAACGGAACGGGCGGCGTTCTGCTGATCAGCTGCTATTCGTAGGAGGATTGCATGCCAGGATTCCCGAACGACCAGAGCAACCCCGCGGGCGCAATTCCGGTCTACGTGGTCGCGGGCGGTGGCGGCGGCGGGCTGACCATCAACGATGTTTCACAGGCAATCCCGGCCGCCATCCCCGTTGAGGTGCTGCCGGCAAATTCTTCCCGCAAATACCTTTTCATACAGTGCACGACCGCGGGCAATCCAATCTGGGTCAACATCACTGGCCGGGACGCCTCCACCGCCTCGTCTTCGTTTCTGCTGGCGGCGGGTCAGACCTACGAGAGCGGCACCTATGTTTCAGGTGAAGCTGTCTCGATTTACACGGAAGTCGAGGCTGACGTTACCGTGATGGAGGGTTGATCGATGCCGATCTGGGGCGGAACCAGCCAATACTCTCCAGCAGCTCCTATTGTCGAAATGACGGCGGACACCGAGGCAAGTGCCGCGGATGCTGGCAAATGGTTTCGAATGGTCGGAGCGGTTGGGCCGCTAATTCTCACTCTGCCCACGGGGCTGCCCGATGGGTGGATGGTCTACGTCGAAAACGCCATAAGCAGCAACCTGATCACCGAAGGTCGGTGCGCCATTTCAGCCACTGACGCAGATTTCGATGTTCCTGGCTTGGGAGCCACCAGCACCTACTCGGGAGACGTTCTGCTGATCAGCTGCTACTCGTAGGAGGCGCGGATGCCCGGTTTCCCGAACAACCAGAGCGATCCTGCTGGTGCGATTCCGGTCTATGTCACCGGCGGCGCCGGCAGCGCCGTGGACGTTGGCGACTTCTCGCAGGCGATCCCGGCCATGAGCGCGGCCACCGTTGTCGAAGAAAACCAGACCCGCCGCTATCTTTTCATCCAGTGCGTCACGCCCGGCGAGGCGATCTGGGTGAACGTGCTTGGCGCCACGGCGTCGCCAAACGACCTGGGGTCGTTTCAGCTGGTGGCGGGGCAGACGTACGAAAGCGGGTCCGTGGTGCCGGCTGGGGCAGTATCGATTTTCAGCGCAAACGGCGCCGACGTTACCGTGATGGAGGGCTGAACGATGCCGATCTGGGGGCCGACCGGCGGGGCGTTCACCCCAACGGTTCCTGTTACCGACGTCACCGGCGATTTGTTGGTGGGGGAAGCCGACAACGGCAAATGGTTTCGCATGACAGGCAACGGCCCATGCCTTGTGACAATCGATTCCGGCGTTTCGGACGGGTGGTATTGCTATATTGAGAATGCAACAAACGGGGACACGCTTTTCGGCGGCACGGTTTCGATACAAAGCCCGGGCGACGACTTCGATTACCCAGGCGTCATTGGCACGGCGACATATCCCGGCGACCTGCGCCTTATCGCCTACGACGCGGGAAGTCAGTTCTTCCGCAGCCAGCTGTTGCGCGGCGGAGAAATCTTTGTGTCCGAGGACGATTCCGGCAACAGCTACCAGATTCCCACCAACACGCTGACGCACGAGGTGACAGCCTGGGGCGCTGGCGGGGGCGGGGGCGCGGGAGTGCTGGTCAGCGGAGGAACCGCTGCAAGCGGCGGCGGTGGCGGCGGCGGCGGCATGATGCGTACGATGCAATGGCCCACCACGACCCTGGGAGCGCCTGGCACCGATATCACTCTGACCATTGGCACAGGCGGCCAAGGCGGTCAGACGGCAAGCGCCAACGGTGGCGCCGGTGGCACCACTTCGTTCGGTTCCTTTCTGCGTGCGTTCGGCGGCGGAGGAGGGGCCGGTGGGGGCGCTTCGCGCTCTGCCGGCGGTGGCGGTGGCGGTGGAACGGGCACCGTCGGTGTCTCCGGCAATTTGTCGACAGCGGGGGGCGGGGGGACCCTGTTCGGGGCAGCCGGCGGCAGCGGCGGCGTGGCTGGAGGCAATGAGCGCCTTGGTGGTGCGGGAGGGGGCGGTACAACCAGCGGCGGCCCCGGTGTGTCTGGTGGGTTTGCTTTGCAGGGAGGTGGGGGCGGCGGATCGGGCGGAGGTATTTCCGGCGCGCCCACGGGCCAAGCTGGCGGCGCGTCGTTCACCAATGACGGCGCGTCCACCAACCCAGGTGGCGTTGCGCAGGGCGGCAATGGCACCGCGTTGCCCGCGTGGGTCCGCGGCCAGCCGAACGGTATGGGGGGACCTGGGGGCGCCGGCAGCTCGACGGGCAAGGGCGGGGATGGAGCCAACGGCCAGACCCCGTCGGGCGGAGGCGGGGGCGGGGGCGCGGCCTCGACCGGGCAAGCGATTGGCATAGGCGGCAACGGCGGCGACGGCCTGCTGCGCATCGCCTACGGGTGACGCCATGCCCGACGAGATCTACGACCTGGCCTGGACGCGCCCGGCCTACCGGTCGCAGACGATCCCGAGCTACCTGTATATCCAATACAACGACGACGACGATCTGCAGGCGTTCGTCGAAGCCTACAACGCGCTCAGCCAGGAGCTGATCACCTGGTTCGCCGAGATCAACCTGCCGATCTACACCGGGCCGCTGATCACCGGCGCGCTGCTCGATTGGGTGGCGCTGGGGCTTTACGGGCAGGCCAGGCAAACCCTGCCGTCGGGCGTCAACAAGAACCTGGGCCCGTTCAATACCTTCACGTTCAACGCGCTGCCCTACAATGAAATGACAACGGTCGAATCAACGGATTTCTTTGCCACGACCGACGACGTCTTCAAGCGCATCATTACCTGGAATTTCTACAAGGGCGACGGGCGGCAGTTCTCGGTGCGCTGGCTGAAGCGCCGCATCATGCGGTTCCTGCT